TCTCGACGTGGCCCGGCCCGCCTCCGGGCATCCCAGTCACCACGATGTCGCCGGGCTCGACGTAGAACATGCGGTCCTCGGCGGCCTCGATCTTGTGGCAGGGCGAGTAGCGGCGCACGATCTCGCGGACGGAGGCGATAGCCCCGGCGCGGTCGTGCAGGGAGCCGTCGTGAGGGAACCCAGCGGGCTCCTGGCGGTTCCGCCCGTCGATGGTGTCGATGACCCCGAAGACAGCCCCGGTGCAGTCAGCGCCGCGCTGGATGAAGCTCTGGCCCGACTCGTAGGGCGTGCCGTGCCATGCGTACAGGCAGCGGTCGAGCGCGTCGAGCGCCACGTCGCCGATCTTGCCGCGTGTCCAGACGAGGCGCGGTGCGTAGATGCGCGTGCTCATGAGGGCGTCTCGAAGTTCGGGGAGTATGCGGGGATGGCGTAGCCGAGGCCCATGAAGAACTCCTCGCCGGACCAGCGGGCGCGGCAGGTCTCCACGGTCTTGTCGCAGCCGGGCACGAACGTGATGTCGCCCGTGCCGCCGATCCAGTCGGTCGGCACCGGGCGGGCCATGTAGAGCTTGCCCGTGTCCGTCGCACCGTCGTAGTCGCGGATGGAGATGCGAAGCCCGTCCTTCTCGCAGTAGCCGCGCTTCCAGTAGCGCGCGTCGGTGCCGCCCGGCGTGGTGACGCCGGGCGAAGTCACGGTGATCTCGGTGCCGTCCTTGGAGTCGATCTCACCCGTGATGGCGACCGGCGTGACGCCACACCCGCCCTTGAACAAGGTCCAGGCACAGTGGTGGTTGCATGGCAGGCCCATCGACACGTCGAGGCGCGACTTCGCAGGCAGGCAGAAGAACGCTGCCTTGTTGTTCATGCCCTGGTAGTTGCGCGTGGTGCGGATGACGCGACCGTTGTAGAGAACCTTCGACGAGGATTGGTCCCCGGTGAAAAGGCCCTGCGTCAGCTCCTCGATGCGGACGTACATCGGCGAGTGCGGCACACCAGAGGATGCTCGCGTGGTGAACACATCGAGCGGGAGGACGACACGCAGCTCGCGCTTGTCGAACGTGCCGGTGTTCTCCGGGATCGACAGCGACATGCGCGGCTCGGATGCGTGGCCGAGGAACGGTTGATCCCAGTCGGTGTACTTGGCCTGCGTTAGCAGGTCGGTGCCATAGAAGAAGGTGACAAGGACGAATCCTTCCTTCTCCGGTCGTGCGTATGCTTTCACCATTGGTTGCCTCCTAGATGGTGTAGTCTGTCTCGTTCAAGACTTCGATGATGTTGATGCCCGCCGTGCAGTAGCCCGTGTGGGTCCACGTCTCGACGAACTCGTCCTTGACGAAGCGCGTGAGCCGCGCCCGCGCGACGCGGTGTACGTCCGCCACTTGCAGGCCAGCGGGCAGGTTCGTGACGAGCGAGACGTTGTAGACGGTCAGGATGGCGAGGATGCTGGACACCTCGCGGACGTAGACCGTGCCGTCCGCCATGACGAGGCCGATGTAGTCGAACTCCTCCTGCGTGTCGGCAAGGTCCAGCGTGTTCTCGGAGATGCCAACGCTCGCCCCGCCCGCGTCGATGGCGACCAGATCGAAATACTGGTCCTGATCGACGTGCCAGAAGCTCCGCAGGCGACCACGGCGGGTCTCGAAGAACTCCAGCGCTTGCCACATGGTCTCGCGCGTGCCGTTGATCTCGAAGCGGTGCGTCTGCCTGGAGCGGTCGCCCTCGACGCTCACGAAGTCCGCGCGGCCCTCACTGGAGCGGGAGCCTTGACGGTCGCGACCCTTGGTGATGCCGCGCGTCCAGTCGGGCTCCTCGAACCAGATGGGGCGGTCCTCGAAGGAGTCCGCGCCGCTGGGCGTGTCCGACTTGAGGGGCGGGAGCTGCGACGCGCCCGGCGCTTCGCTCACCGTCATCTTGACGCTGGGCACGCGAGCCGTGAGGTAGTTGGCCTCGACTGAGAGCTGAACCTCGCAGTCCATGATCGGGAAGACGTACGAGCCCGCAGCCGTGTCCACGCCCAGCGTGGTCGTGAAGATGAGCTTGTCGTTCTCCATGTCGTCGATCGTGTAGAACGCGAAGGACGAGGGCTGGTTGCAGTAGTCGAGCTGCACGATCGCGACCCGAGCACCTGGGAAGAACCGTCCTTCGTCGGTCTGGACGAGGATGGTGTCGTCGGCAGCGACGTAGCTTGCGGCAAGCTCCTGCTGATCCATGTAGATCGGCACCTGGAAGCGCTGATCCGTCATGCGGCGCAGGAAGACCTCCAGGCGCTCCAGATCCTCCAGCGAGTTGACCCCGGAGGTAGTCGTGGAGTCGCAGACGGTCCACTCCAGGTCCATCGTGCGGAACGGCTTGACGTTCAGGCCCCTGCGGGACTCCGCGCCAGAGTCGGGCGAAGCAGTCACGTCGGTGCGGAACGAGGTCGTCATCCGCGCCTTCGTGGCCCAGTTGTGCAGGAAGATGTGAGCGTCGTCCGCGAGCGGGAGCGGCGTGACCGGCCCAGCAGAGCCCTGGCGCGCGAGGCACTCGGCCACGATGCGGGTGACGTTGACCTGGGCAGGCCCGTCCCCCAGCGCGAGCACCGAGGCGTCCACGCGGGAGGTAGCGGAAGCAGCGTCCGGCCCGGCCAACACCTCGGCCACCACGCGGGTGACGTTGACCTGGGCAGGGGCGTCGCCCAGAGCGAGCACAGAGGCGTCCACGCGGGAGGTGGCAGGGATCAGAGGCTCCGTAGCCAGGACTTCGGCCACCACGCGGGTGACGTTGACCTGGGCCGTGGCGTCGCCCAGCGCGAGCACCGAGGCGTCCACGCGGTTGACGGCTTGGACCGTACCCTCGTCTCCGAGGACTTCGGCCACCACGCGCGATGCTCTGACTTCTACCATGCCTCCGTGCTCCTATTAGCCGTTGTTCTTCGCGCCCAGTTGGAGCGTGTTCACGTCCGTGTACGTCCAGTCCGTCAGCGTGTTCGGGTCGTCCTCGGCGATGACCGTGGCAGCCTCCATCGTCGTGCTAGACACGGACAGCGCGGTGCCGAACTCGGTCTGCGCGGCGGTCGCGGTCGTCTTGCGCCACATGAAGCCGATCCCGAGCGTGCCCGAGGTCTCCATGCGACCGTGCAGGTCGTAGCGCACACCGATGATGGTCGCTGCGTCGATCAGGTCCAGGTTGTCGAACGTGGCGAGGTGGATCTGGGCCGTCGTGTCGGACGTGAGCCGGTCGTCGTTCTCCACGGAGGTCGGAGGCTCCTGCCACGCATCCTCGGTCGAGACCGCCGTGGCGAGCGTCCAGTCCGTCGTGTCGCCGTCACCGCCACCCGTGGTGGTGATGTGGTGCGGCGTGATGATGCACGAGCCCAGGTAGTCGTTGTTCTTCGAGCCGGTCGAGTCGCAGACGTACAGGTCGTCGAACGAGGTGTAGCGGTTGGTCGTGCCAGTGGTGTACGACAGCACGAACGAGTCAGCCCCGGTCGAGGTCTGGTTCTGCGTGTCCACGCTGGTGACGGAGGCGTCCCAGGTCATCGTGGTGTACGCGCCCCCGTTCGAGGCGTGGCCGGTGAGGCTCTTGTAGCGCCCTGCGACAGAGCCCGCAGCGTTGTCGATCGTGACCTTGAACTCGAAGTGCATCCACTTCTGCGTAGTGCCGACCGTGTAGGCGTCGAACTTGTCCACGGACGAAGCGATCTCCGTCACGCCGCGCATGATGCGCCAGCCGATGTAGACGCCTTGAGGCTTCGCGCTCGCGGGCGAGGCGTCGTACATCTCGATGCGGAGTTGTTCGCCGTCCGTGTTGCGGAAAGCGATGTACGGAGAGGTCGAGCCGGTGACGGGCACGACCGTCATGTCGGGCCGCCAAGCGAAGCCGACGATCCACGAGTTCTCCGGGGAGGCCACGAGGTCCGGCGTGTGCAGGACGGCCTCGTCATCAGAGGCGCACTTGTCGTAGAGCGCGTCGCCCGTCCCGCCCCGGTTCTGGGCAGGGTCCTCTTGCAGCAGGTTGTTGCCCGTGCCGAACACGGTCTCGGACCCCAGGTACACCCTGCCGAGCGCCTCGTAGTTGGCGTTCGCGTCGAATCCTTCAAGCCATCGGAGTGCCATTAGCTCACCACCTCAACGCCGAATTCACCGCCGTCGATGTCGGTTACGTCCCATGCGGCAGCGGACGCGGGGTTGTTGTCGAAGACCTCGGTGAACTCGTCGTAGTTGGTGGAGTCCACCACATGCGAGGAGCCGTCCGCCTCGGTCGTGTCCGGGTCGCGGTACTTGGTCTTCACCGTGCGGGTGCCGGTGGCTCCCATCGCCATCTGCACGCCGAGCTGGACCGCGTGGATCGTGCCGGTGATCTGCGTCAGGTCGGTGAAGGCGAACAGGTCCTTGTGCGTGTTGGTGTCCGAGCCGATGTAGCCGCCCGTGGTCGTGTCGTCGGGGGTGGACTGGCCGGGATCGTCAACGTGCGTGTAGGCCGCGCTGACCGAGGAGTTCTGGTCGAACTGGTTGGTCGTGCCGTCCGCGTTGACCTCGACAGCCTCCACGATGCTCGGGCCGAGGAAGTCGTTGTTCTTCGCGCCCGTGCCGTCGCAGATGTAGGTGTCGTCGAGGTACACCGAGTTGGAGACGTTGGAGGTGAAGCGGTAGGCGAACACGTCCCAGCCGTCCCCGCCCGTGTCGGCAAGGTCCACCGAGGTGCCGCTGATGTCGAGCACGCCGTTGTGTCGCAGCTCGTACGCACCGTTCGTGCCGGTCCTCACCGTGACTTTCAGCTCGATGTAGTGCCACACCGCGAAGTCGAAGTAGCTCGACGTGGCGACGGTCGTGGACCCGCGCTTGAGGTTGAAGCGCACTCCCAGGCCCGAGCCGGACTCGAACTCCAGGTGGAACTGCTCGTCAGGTCCGGTCTCGACGTAGAACCCTTGGTTGCCCGAGTTCAGAGACGTGAGGTGGGTCGAGAATCGGAAGCCGAAGCCCATCACGAAGGTGTTGCCGGACCCTACCGGGGGCGTCACCATCACGGCGGACTGAATGCCGCCACCGAAGCCGAAGACGCGCCCCGAGACGGCGGTGAAGTTCCCGGACTGGCTCGCGTACTTGCGAGCGTACTGGGTGCTGATGCGGTGGGACTCGTGGCCCTCGATCCAAACACATGCCATGGTGATTATCCTCTTCCGTTGCTGCGGTCCAGCAGCGAGTTGATGTTGCCCGCGTTCTCTCGCATGAAGGCGAGCATGGCGTTGCGACCGCCAGCGGTGAGTTTGTCCATTTCGCCGTCCCGCGCCACGATGGCAGGGACCACGACCGTCTGAGAACCGCCGCCCTCGGAGTCTCCCCCGGCGGATGCGATCTGATCTGCCACGAGCCCGCCGGACGCCATGCCGGTGCTCGGGCCTGCTGCTTCTGCGCTCTTGCTGCCCACTACGGACATACTACCCCCATTCATGGAAGAAAGCAAGGGCAAAAACTGAGAAGTTGCAGCTTTGTTCATCACGAACTCCCCGGGCGTGAGCCACGCGGGAACCGTGTCCGAGGCAGGGATGTGGCTAGGACGCGGCAGGCCGCCCCCTGCGAGCCCCTGGGCGCGCTTGGAGTAGTGCTCGGGAACTTGGCCGCCCTTGGCGAAGGACAGCGGTACGCCCCCCGCAGACAGCTCAGGAACGACGCCCCCGTCCTTGAAGCCCAGGATGGCCTTCGCGATGGCGAGCTGGATGAGCTGCTGGAGGATGGTCTGAGCGATCGACTGCATCAGGCGGGCGAATCTCTCCTTGAGATCGACCTCCTTCGTCGGGTCGAAGGCGTCCACGATGGCCTGGGAGGCGAAGGCCGCGAGGGCAGCGGTGCCCTGCTTGGCGATCTCCAGCCCTGCGTTGTACGTCGAGCTGAACTGCTCGGCGAACTGCATGAAGCCTTCCTTGAGCCCGTCCGTCATGGAGCCGTTGGCTACCATCTCGGCCTCGGCCTGCGCTGCCGCGAGCTGCTCGCGGCGCAGACGAAGGATCTCCTCCTCGAAGCCCTGGCGGACTTGAAGGGCAGCGATGACTTCGTTCAGGTTCTCCAGCTCCGCGCCGTCCTGCGCCAGCGTCTCGCGCTGGGCGAGGAGCGGGGCAAGCTCAAGCTCGTTCTTCTCGCGGAGCTTCTCGATCTCGGCGTCGGC